ACATGGCCGTCGTGATAGAGATCAATGGCACCTGAGACTACATATCCATCCATCTCAGCAAACCAACGCTCCTCCACCAGAGCGCCTTCGGGTGCGTGCCCCTCTAAAACAGCGTGGACACCTGTGCCCAATAGCGCAAACAACCTATCCGCAACGTCATTAGACAGCCTGTCTTCGTGTATGGATTCAAGGTGGCTCATTTGAGGTGGTCGCAACAGGCCGGTGGCGCTGAAGTCCGCTTCCCCCTTTGAGTAGCCGTCGTTTTGAATCGCACGAACAAACTGCTCCGGCGCTCCGTGTTGGTTGGTAATGTTCACTCTACCCTCCAGACCCCAACGGTGTCGCTATCTCTCCTGAGAACACGAAACCTTCTGGTGTCGCCCTCGTCACGCATACGCTTGTGCATCCGTGAAACAAGGGATCGCAAAGTGTTGAGTTCGGTCGCTCCTCTGATCGTGCCCTTGCAGGCATCCACAAAGAAGCAATCGTCCACTTCCATTTGATCAAACGGGTACTTAGCGCCTATGCGCCTAGCCCTCTTGGGTATGTCAACACCCTTGTGAATCTCGTAACTGTCGGTCATCTCACTCTCCAGATGCCAATGCCAATATTATTTCTTTTCACAGAGAACTTTTTTCCCGTCTTTTGCGAAAACCTCCAGACGTAACTGCTGAGCGCCGACACACTTCGATCAGCGTCCTCCTTGCTCATCGGCAGTTCAATCATGTCGTCCACATCAATCTCATCCAGTGGTAGGTGCCCCCACCTCCGCTTCCTCCCTGAGGTCTGTGGTGGTGCCCCGACATTTTGAAGCACACGAAATCGTGGCTCGTTCTGCACGGCATTCTCCTGTTGTTGATGATTAAACAAATTGGCCTTATACTGCTAAGCCAATGGGGGTGCAAATGATAAACAAACTGAAAAAGAAACGCAACACTCTTGACGAAACTCCGTGTATCATTACCGTTAGCGGCGAGCCAGCGTCAAAAGCTAATTCACGAAGACTCGTAATGATGGGTGGTAAACCTAGGTTTATAAAAAGTAAAAAAGCATTAGGATATTCCTCTGGTTTTAACACACAAGTTGGTTGTAGAAAAGAACTTATAGAATATGATGTATGTATTGCTATAAAGATTTTTTATAAAAGTAGAAGACCAGATCTAGATGCAAGCTTGATACTTGATCTATTGGAAGACAAAGTTTACAAGAACGACAGACAAGTGAAGATTAAATATATTGAGTGGGGTTTAGACAAAGAAAACCCCAGAGCGGTAATTGTCTGTGGTGCAGTAGAGGATAAAGATTCAATCATTGACACCCTGCACAGGACCCTAAGGGAGGAGTCGTGAGCACTGTTGTTCCACAAGAAATTCTGGACGCCTGTTCGAGCCTTGGCGTTGGGCAGAAAAAGATTAGGTGCCCGGTGTGCCAAGGCACCCGGAGGAAGAACAATTCCGACCGGCCACTATCTGTTAAGGTTGATAGCGTCGGGGTCCAGTACACCTGCCACCATTGTGGGGAGGCTGGTGGTTGGGCGCACCAAAAGAGACAGTACACGAAACAACCAGTAAAAAGGAAGAAGATTACGATGGCAGACAAGGACAAGAAACAGACGAACGAAAAAGCTAAGAAGTACATGTTGGCGCGTGGCATTTCAGAGGATGTACTTAACTCACATGCGATACTTGATGAGTATTCTTTTTCTGGCTCGCGCCTTCCTGCTGTAGGCTTTCCGTACCGAAACGGTTCTGGCGATGTAACGTCAATAAAGTGGCGTAGCGCTGATAAGACGAAGCGGTTCAGCCAGCAAAATGTTTGTGAAGATTTTTTTAATATTGAGCAGTACGCCAAGGGCAACGACTTGCTGATCTGCGAGGGCGAGGTTGACGCCTTGTCTTGGATGAGCGCTGACCTGCCGTCGAACATTACGGTCGTGTCGATACCCAACGGTGCGCCGCCCAAGGTGAAGGATGGTCGCATTGATCCTGCGGACGACAACAAGTTCCGGTACATCTGGAGGGCAAAGCAACATCTGGATTCGTCAGGGCGCATCATCATCAACACCGACAAGGATGGTCCGGGCGATGCCTTAAAAGAGGAGATCATCAGGCGCATAGGTCGCTCCAAGGTGTGGACAATCTCATTAGGCGATCACAAGGACGCATCGGAGGCCCTGATGAAAGAGGGCACCGACTATCTGCTGAACGCTTACGAGTTGGCAGACCCCCTTCCGGCTGTTGGTCTGCACACGGCAGATGTCTACGATCAATCCTACACAGATCTGTACGAGAAGGGACAAGCCCGTGGCGCCTCTACGGGAATCGCAAGCCTTGATAAGCTGATCCAGATTCCTACAGGAATGTTGACGGTCGTGACGGGCTTCCCTAGCTCCGGCAAGTCTGATCTTGTTGATCAGATTTGCTTGAACCTTGCTAAGACCAAGAAGTGGAAGACCGTTTACTGTTCGTTTGAGAAACCGCCAGAGTTGCACATGGCCCAGCTTGCACAAAAAATAATTGGGAAACCGTTTTTTGACGGGCCAACGCCGAAGATGGACACCGAAGAAAGGGACTTTGCGTTTCAGTGGATCAAGGAAAACTTCCTCTTTATGGACTACCGCAGGGAGGGGCCGACCGACATCGGTGGCATCCTCGACGTAGCGAGCGCCGCAGTGATGAGGATGGGGTGCCGTGTCTTGGTCATTGATCCTTACAACTACATTGATGTTGGCCGAAGCCTGCGCGAGACTGATGCGATCAGTCAGATGCTGACACAGGTTCAACTGTGGGCGAAAGAGCATGACGCACACGTTTTCTTCGTGGCGCACCCGACGAAGATCAGCCCTGACCGCAGATCTGAACGGAAGACAATCGTGACCGGGCACGACATAGCAGGAAGCGCGGCGTGGTTTGCGAAGGCAGACATCGGAATGTCCGCTTGGCGCCACCAAAGAGACGAAGAGCCGCCGGAGGCCCATGTCTGGAAGGTGCGATGGTCGTGGTTGGGTAAGAATGGTTCGACTCCTTTGTCGTTTGATAAGGCTACGGGGCGGTGGACGGACTACAACTACGAAGAAGACTACGATTGGGACTTCTAGCTATTGCGCCGGACCCCCCAAGGCGTGTAGCTTAATGAATCCTTAGACGACGAAACGCAATTCCTGTCTTGAGGTATATGCGCCGAAGGTTTTCTCCTCCTTTTCCCTTCGTCGCATTTGAGGGGTGTCGCTGACCGGGCGGGTCATGTGGCACCCCTCTTTTCTTTGCGAGTTATTCGGGCGAATCAAAAATAAGCTCGGAAATAATATTAAAAGCTTCTTGTTGTTCCGCCTCGGGTATACTACTCCATGCAACAGAGTCTTCAGGAAGAGGCTTGAATGAAATGGTCGAAGGATCAAACTCTGAAACAGATAATATTGTTGTCAGTGATTCGATCTCAGCAACTCCAAGTTGCACACGGTAGCCTTTGCCAACTAAGAATACCAAGAGGCCATCCTTAGCCATTCGGCTCATCGTCTTTCCGACATACCGCGAGCTTTTCCAAGCGTCTCGATCTTCTGTGTCGGTGTACACAACAAGAGCAGAGGGATTCCCATTAAGGAAGTTTTCAATCGTAAGAACAGCACCCACTCTGTCGGGCCTGTCGTTTACGTCTCCCTTGCCGCTCATCCACAGACAAGAGAAGATCTGGCAACCAACGGGGCGCTTGTCTACGGGGTCCTCAGGCGTCGGATAGATGCCACACCCACCCTCTACTAGGTGTTTGCACTTGACACCGGCAGGCTTGTCTAGCTCCGCAATGTGCATTGCTGTGCAACACGCGGTGCAAGTCCCACACTTCCTCCAACGGACGCGAGATAACTCGGACGGCACAACTTGCCATTTTTTTAACACGACTGTCTCCGTTTATTTAATTTAATTTAAATTCAAAAATTATTTTCGTGGCTGCGGGCGGGCTGCGAACTTACTTAGAATCCATGACGCCGACGTTTTTCCTTGGCGATTCGCAAGGCCGTAACGTGACCATGAGCTTTGCGCTCGGTCGTGTGCGTGTGCAACTTCTTCCACTTGCCACCCTTCTTGACGTATACGGTTTTGCCTTCGCGCTTATACGGCATTCTCTTGCTCCTTGCTTTGCTTGTATGAAAATGATAGTCGAGCTTTATAAGGGTGTACTACTCCTAACAGTGCAGAGGGGAGCGAAAGCCGATGCCTTGAAACAGCATGGCTTCGCTTAAATAACCACACTCCACCTACTTCTACGGTGTCCCCTCCTGACTGGTTAGCAAGATGCGCCACCTAACAACGGCGCTACGAACAAACAACCAACAACCTGTAAGGATGCCCTGCAATCGTGTTCGTGCAGAGCCTCTGCATCGAACGCGAGGCATTGGTCCATTAACAACGGTAGGGTTGTCCCAACAGTCCATTACTACATTGCACCGCTTGCACACCCACAACTCCATCGCTCCTGAGCAAGTAAGTCTGTGTGGTTCGTGCCCCGCGAAGGTTGCGGAGACAACGGCCCTGTCTCTTGCTTTTCTGGCGCTATGCGTTCTCACGCTCTCTCCTTAGTCGAATTGATCTGGAACCGGAAGCATCAAACGTTCAATCTGATTGATGCAAAAGTCTACCATATGAACACGGCCCTCAAGCGAAGAGTTTTTCTTTGCGTCCGCTTCACTCCAAGCTTTTACGACGACAAGAATGTCGTGAACTGAAGTTAAAATTATTTCTTCAGTTTCAATTTCTTCTGAGTCAATGCGGGAAGTGCTCATGCTGTTTGCGATCACCCTTTGGTCCACGGCGCTAAGTCGGACAGATCTATTATTGCTGACCGCACCAAGTCTCGTTCTGCGGGGTGCATTTTATACCATGCCTCCGTGTCTTGAAACTGTGTAAGAAAGTCCTGCAACGACGACATAGACCTCTCTGCCTTGGGCACCCACTCATCTAGCAAGTTGACGACATCGACCGCTTCGGATATGTGGTCTTCAAACTTAAGCCAGCTTACTGCCGCCATGCCATCATGAAAAATAGTCGTAGCGTCTGTCTGCAACCAATCAAGTGCTTCTTGGGCACGGCTAAGAATGCTTTGCCCCCGGTGCGATGAATTATTTTTAGTCATGTTTTAATTTACCACTCTTTTCCGTTGATGGTTTCTGGGATCATAATGCAACCGCGCCCGTCTACAATAAACTTTTCACGAAATTCAGGCGCTTCTGAGTCTATCTTTTCAACATCGTCTACATAGACCACTTGGGTACCGTGCCCGTCTGCCGCCTCCTCTAGGTGCTTAACCATCTTACGAAAATCTTCATCTTGATTCATGATGCTCATGTATTGTCCTCCCCATACGGCTCAGGGTGTTGATAGTCAACGTCAGCGTTTTCGTAGAATTCTTCTAATTGCATTTGCAGTTCGTGGTCGCCCCTACTGCGAAGGCCCTCATCAAGCACTGCGGCATCCACCGCTCGCCTCACTGTGTGGATAGCCTTTATCGCTATCTCTGCCTCTCTGTGAGTTAAGGCAATGAACGGACCTTGGACAACGCGCTTAGCGATTTCGTAAACTGGTACAGCCATGATTGATTTCCTTTGTTTAAGTCAACTAATAATTAGATGTAAGCTATCTCGCCCCACTGCCCTTGGTTCACGAACGTCGGTGCCCAACGGGTCGTTACCCACAGGACGGGGAAGTCCGGCGCCGGGGCGGTCACGTTTGCGAGACCATCCGTCAGGTAGATCAAACCCTTGATGCGTTCGTTGTTCTCTTCGATGTAGTTGAAGATCGGGTCAAACGTTGTCCCACCCCCACCCTGAGGCTTGAAGGAAGCGTCCTTCGCTCTGCTTCCACGATTGGTCCGAATCACAAACCACGGGTCATTTGTCTCAGGGTTCATGTGAATCTTAGTGTCTACATAGCAGACCCGAATCTTGTCGATCCGAAGCTTGGCACAGTTGGTTACAATCGTGTCCCTAAAAGCCTTCTGCTCATCCAAGCCAACCGAACCCGACGAATCCCAACACAAGATGATCTCACCCGGCACAGCGGTGACACCCGGCAAATAAATATTTTGCGGAACAAATCTTTTGTTCGGTCTCGCAAAGGACTCATCACCAAAGGCGCTGTTGGTCAGAAACTTTTTCAGTTGCACCTCTGGTATAGGTTTGGCCAGAAGGTCAGAGTTATCGACAACATTGCGGCTGTTACCCGCGCCAGTGCCGATCTGCTTCTCTGCCATCCTAGCCCGAACCTCACGGTCGTGAATCTCGTTGATAAGCTCTTGGACTTGCTGTGTGTCGTCGATGTCAACATTTGGGATCGGAATGATGTCGCCACACCCACCTCCAGTGTCTATATCTCCGGGTCCGGGTTGGTCACCACTCTGGCCACCATCCTGACCGCTACCCTGACCATCCTCATCCCCGTCTTCATCTCCGTCTTCCTCAGAGATATCCTCTTCAGGGTGACCTTCATCTGACACACTGCTTGTGTTGTCTCCACCATCCCCCTCGCCGGGATCGCCGTCGTCGCATGGCTGTCCGATAGGCCCCTTGGGCGGGGGCGGCATCCTTGGCTCCTCTTGTTCCTTACTGAGTTGCTCGACAACGTGCTCTAACGTGTACTTGTCATCGGAAGACCAGACATCGTGAAAGAGCGCGTCTTCGGGCAACGTGATAAAGTCCCCGTAAGCGGCAAGCCTTCTCATGCGACCGTTCACGATATAGTCAGCGGCCACGTTGATAATCTTTGCATCAAAGCCACGGCGCATCAACTCTATCATGCGCAAGCAGTGAAGCAAATCAATGTGAAACTTTTCGTGGACAATAATTCCACGAATATCACTAACAATTCTCAAACCCTCTGTGAAGACAGAGTTTAAGTAAATCTTGTAGTGATCCGTACACCACGTTGGTTGCTTGTTGTTCAGCACAAGTGGGATGTTTGCAAGTTGCAAGCCGCCACCCGGCGTACCGTACAGTTCTGTTTTATGAAACCGCGCCCTCTTGAGTTGGGTTGCCATCTCATCTTCGCTGTGTGTCACGATTGGCTCAGAGTGAGCCGGACTCAGGTGTAACATTTTTTTCCTCGCTTTTTATTTACTAGGGTCGTCAGTCGTCGAGCAAGTCGCCTAAGGCAAACGATGCTGACTTGTTGATAGACTTCAGGCGGTCGCTCACTTCATCTCTCGCGGCGCTGTCTTCGCCACCAAGGATGCTTCGGACCTCATCCATGTTGTTGCCGGATAGCTTAACCAAGCGGTCATGCAGTTCGGTCAATTGCTTAGAGACTTCGTGCATGGGACCACCGGATCCGTACAAGCTTTTCTCCCACTCAACAAGATCGCTTGCCATCTCAGGCAGTTTCTCCCAAGTGTTCTTGTACGGGAGCGGGTTGCCGTTGCGCTTGTTCTCAGACTCAGGATCGTACTGAGCGATGTTGGCAACCTGATCAGACGCCATCTCGACAACGCTACCCACAAGCCCGTTGATGAGGTTCTTCACGCCATTCCTGTTCTGGTCATGCGCGGCCTTGTGCATACGATCTAGCAAGTCACCCCAACGGCCACGCAAAACACTATCCACGTTATTAATTTGTTCAGACGGGTCGTTAAGCAACAGCGCTTCAACCTTCCACAGGAATGATTCCTTTACTTCGGAAACATCAGGGTAGTGCCTAGCCGTCTGCTCCTCAGTCATGTCGTGTCCGGTAAGCCCCTTGTACACGCGCAACCCGTCCTTAACGTGCATATCGTACAAGCTGATGATGTTGCGCTCGACGGCCTTGTGAAAAGCTTCTTCGTGCATCTGGAGCCTTTTGTCTAGCTTGTGAAACTCCTCTAGCTTCACTAGCCACCCACCATTACTCAGAGATGTGCGGCCTTCGCCCGGCTCCGTGGTTGTCCACGGTAACCCGACCTCCTCAATCTCTGCCTTGGCGCTTCGCACAGCCTTGTTGATCTCTGTGTAGTAACCAGTGGGGATTCTCTGGAATCCTGTATTCATGCGCTTGACCACGCTACCTGCGGTGGCCAATTGCTCACGCATGATCTTGTCACTTTTTATTGGCTGATGAATTTTTGTTGAGAACACGAACGTGCCGAACCGTTTAAACACGGTTCCTGCGGCATCGTCAATACTAAAGTTGTCCATTGTCTTTTCCTTTTTTAGGACTGATGGTTACCCGTGGCGGGACTTGAGGCGATGGGCGCCACCCACATCTGTGTTTTGTAGCTCGGGCTGACTGATGTAGGCCAGAGCGTGGAGGTTGTTGGTCATCTCACCGTCACCGATGATCGAAACAAACAAGGCGGCGGTCTCGAATGCAGACTCAATCGCTTGCTTAGTTTCCTCTAACGACAAGCTGTCATCCTCTCTGGCTATACGAGCCGCAGAGTTGACCCTGCTCACCAGTTTTGCGAGCACCGTAAACTTGAAGTCATTGATGTTGTCGAACCCAAGAGAGTTTTCCACGAAGACAGATGTGATCCGCTCGCGGTGCGCCTCAGGGTCATCCATGTACTCCAACACATTATTCAACTCCCCATTGAGGTCCGTAGATGCGGCGAGAGTAGAGAACGCCGCTACCCCGATGACTCCGGCACCCGCACACCTGAGGTGGGGCTCCTGCCAATCCCAACCCTTAATAAACTCACCGTTGGCGCCCTCCCATCCCTTCAACCGAATGATGTCGTTGAAGGTCTTCATGCTACGGAAGGTGCACTCTGCATCTACGGGCGTGGGATCGTCACCGTAGTCGAACAAAGTGTTGGTCGCCGGATGCTTCTCAGTGCCCCCACCAAAAAATAAACTTGCAGTTGAAATTATATCTTCGAGGTTGTCACCTTCGTGCTCCACAAAACTCTGCGCTGTACCCACAACGTTGAGGCCCATGGATCGGTTGTTCACATCCGTGGTGAGCGCGTAGGCGTCGGCGCCATCTCCCTCGCGGTTACCCGTCAAGAAGAAGCAGGTCTCATCTGACACCTTGTGTGTCCACCCTAGCGTGCGCTCCCTGCCAAGCTGTGCAAAGATTGCATTAAGCTCTGGGGACTTCATTGCCTCATCCCACACAACAAAAGCGTGGACGCCTTCGGTTAGGCGCTTAAGCTGACTGAGGACGTACATATCAAAGGTCGCATCCTCATGGTTCATGAAGGGCATCTGGAAGTCCCACCGTTGCATACCCGTGGTGTTCACCTCTAGGTATGCGAAGTGCTCACCCGCAACAAGCTGACGGTCGTCCTGTCTCATATCCACAAACTCTAGACCAAGCAGGGACGAAAGCTCTTGTCCTGCCAACCTGAGGAATGTGGTTTTGCCCTGCCCCACATAACCCTGACAGTAGGTCATCATGTGCTTACGCATCGGCCAACTGATACGAAGTGCTATGTCGATGCCCTGATCAGGGGTAATGCTGAGCGGAATACTGGTCCGGTTATTCATAAGGCTTGTTCCTTTTCTTTTTGTTTGGCGATTGTTCGCCGTGGCGGTTAGTTAAGAGATAATTCTTAACGTGAGTAAAACTAATTACAGCAATGAATGTCGTCAACCCTCCCTTCCACAAATGGAATCTCTGTCAGCAATCTCTATGCTTATGTTTGCATAGTCGTCCTCCATGCGGCCCAACAAGTTACCAACCTTGTCCATCATGGCAGAGACTGAACGCTTCATCGAACCCTCTGCGGGATCGTTCCACACATCTATCCCGCAACACTTGCACGGGTCTCTGCTCCCATCCAGATCCTTGAGGATAGTAAAAAGATCTTTGCGGAATCTTTTTATTTTTCCGATGTGGCGCTTGCGTTCAGCACGCTTCTGCTCAAGATCGTCGGTCGTCACTGTTCCCCCTCTGAGAATTGTTCTGATTGTGCAATGACCCTGCCGTGATAGCTTTGGCATCCGGCGCTCTGGCATCCATTGTACCCAAGCAAGGCATCACGCTCGTTTCCATACCTCTGCATCATGTCCGATAGTACAGCGGCACCCCTGCATACAGAGCCGGACACACTCTGCATCGTGCCTTCGCAATTCCACTCATCCCTGTGAAGTGGCATCACTTGGTACAGACCGATGGCTCCGGCGGGGCTAACCGCCGTTGTATCAAGCCAAGGATTCTCCACCATTAAAACCCCGACAAGCAATGGGACAGACAGCCCATACCTCTCGCTTGCAGACCATACGCCGTCCGCTATGCGCTCAATGACCCCGCTGTCTGCACACCCGCCACCTGAGCACGGCCAACGGGCTTGGCTCAGAAACAGCGCAATCGGATCAGGCTCTACATAGACGGGTGCCATCTCCACAACAGGAGTGTCGAGATCAGTGCAACCCGCCAGAAAAAACAGAGCGTAGAAAATTATTTTTTTCATCGAGTTACAAAGTTTGGATCGGTCAAAGGTGCAACACACACCCGATACGCACGTTGGCGCATCTTTTCACGATATGCGGGATGGTACTCACCTCTGGCTTTTAATTCCTCAAACGCATACACCGCCCATCGCCCAACAGCGGAATAGTTTTGATGCCGTTCTAGGTCATCAATGCTCCCGTCATTTACCGTGGCCTGATCGGCCATGTTTTCCAAGCTCTCCCGACCCAGTGACGCAAAGCCATCTATAATCGGTTCTGGCCTAATGGTACGATTAGCCATTGTTAGTGCCCCTCGTTTGGGCAAGTTTTGAGTTTACGTCTGCATCTATAACAAGATTGCGGTAAAGGTTCTTCAACTTCATTGTGTCAAAGTTCACACAACGCTCAAGAAACCACGGGCAAAAGCCAGTATCCCAAGACTTGTCATCATGCCAGTGCCTCCAGAGAGGGTAGACCTTCCTCGCGTCCACAGCCAAATGGACCACCAATTCCTGCAACTCCCTTGAGTCCTCCTCAAGCCTTTTCCTTAAACGGTGGTCATAGCGTGATGGCCGGCCACAAAAATCAATGATGGCTTCCCACAAGGCCATGCAATCCATGGCAAAGTGAACAGTCAGGGGGCCCGCCCCATTGATATCGCCGTCGCTTCCTCTATCTATTGTTGGCATAATGATTCCTTTTCCAATGATCAAATGAATTGTTCCTGAGATACATCCCGTCCTCGAACCGCGCATCCGCTCCTTCTGGCGCACTTATCGCCCAAATGGGTGAACCCCACTTGTCTGTGCCTTCGCTCCACACACGAACGCCGGGGATAATGTTCGAGAGGCGCTGTTTCGTGGTAGTGGTATACCACCCATTTGTGTCAAACTCTATGTCCCCGTCTCTGTCGAAAATGACAATATCAGTGTCTATGTATCTGACTGCGATACCGTCTCTCAGTTCAAGGTGATGGACTACCGTTCGGTAACCTAGCTCACGCTCAGGCTCTCCGCCCAGAAAAGCACTAGCCTCCTGATAATTACTTATCTGCGTTTTCATTTTAGCCATTGTTAGATTTCATCCTCTAGTGGGAGTGAGTCTACGGAAGCGCCAACGCGCACCACGTTCACGCTAGTCTTGTCCAGATCCACAGTGCACATGAAGTGGGCACGATCCTGAGGCCGTCCCTTCATCCAATCAAAGAAGGCTGACATAGCCTCTTCCTTCGATTCCCATACCTCCAGTGCGGGGCTGTCGTCCTGTACCAAGATGTAAGGCGAGCTTATGTGCTTCCCCAAATCCGCAGGGAACCTGTCTATGCGGATTAACTGGAAGCGCCTAGCCTCGCCGTGACTTTCTTCAATCAATTCTACCGTGTAATGAGCCTTGAAATTCAGTGACATTGTTATGTCCTCCTAACCGTGAAGGCTGTTGAGGTCTACAGGATAGATCATGTTCATCGCTACCTCTAACGCTTGCATCCGATCATTGGCATACACGGCGCTAGATGATGGGCTTCTGCGTGGACTCACACGGTACACGCCATGCGAACGCTCACCCTTGCTTGCTCTGCGAATGGTGATGCCAGAAGCGCTTGCGATCTCTCGTACTTGTTGCATTGATAACGACATTTTGTTTCTCCGTTTTAGGAGTGTGAATAGTTGGCCTGAATCATCAGTGGGCTAGTGGCCAATCAAACCCATAGCCCCCCGTGAGGGGGCCTTTCATCTATTGGTTATTGGTCTTGGCTAGGTAGTTTGGTGCGGTGTTGGTTCACCTTGACCATTACGCGAGGAAACTCAACGGTTGGCCTGTCAGTGAAGCGCACCGTGCTAGGCTTTTGAGTAGTGCCTGCGCCATTAGCCCGAAATATCGTAGTCATGCTAGTATCCTTGAGAGCATTGCTCTCCATAGAAGAAATAAATTGTACAGCTTTTTATTTTTGTTTTGCCTAGCCCTCCAGTTCTTGAGTTGGAGTAGCGTTGAGCGGTAGCCCGACATAATCCTTGGTCGGTAGCCCAATTGTGTGCTCAAGGCGTGGTCTGCGTCGAGTCTTGGGCCGTTGTGCATCTGGCGAGAACTTGCGTACAGCGCCTGTAGGCACCTGCGCCCGTCGCCCGTAGAAGGCGGGGTTGGTGCTGTTCAGCGTGTAAGCGCCAGACGTTGCTAGGAACTTGTGCTTGCTGTTGTCGCTGACAGAAGGCTCCACAACCACGCTCGCCATATCTGGGAACGCCGTACGGATAACCCTCCTCATTTTCTTGGTGCTGTTGGCCGACCGCGCCTTCAGCCAAACATCAAAGTTGCGCTCCTTGACCCAAGGATAGAAGCGTAACTCACGTTCTACATCTTTTCTCCAAGCCATTTTCTAAGGCCCCCTGCAAAAAAAATTATTTTTTTTGAACCCCCTTTGGGGTTCTGGCGATTGGTTTGGGCGGTTTTCCCGCCACAATTTAAAGCTACAACAAATGTCAACATTCGTCAACCCTCCCCCCCACCTCTACAAATCAACAAACCCCCCACCCACCGTAAGGTGAGCAGGGGGAAGTGTTTAGGGGTGAGTCAGATGGGATCCGAGCCGTAGGCTTCCCGACTTGTTGCTGTGCACCACCTCATCTGAGGGAACCGCGTAACCTGCGGCATCCCACATTGCCTTGGCCGCTTTGTAAGCCTCGATGCGGCGGTAGCTAATCTCAGCCGAAGACAGTGCGTCAGCGTGGACCCTGATGGCTAGTTCAGTGGCCGCGACCACTGCGAAGCACCAGTGGTTGGTGTCCCAGTTAGAGCCAGTCTTGATCGTGAGCGCCACCATTCTATCGGTGTCTTCTGCCACATAGTGGGCAAGCTCGTTCGCCTCATCGACCAACTCAGAAGCACCAAGCTTGGTGTATGCGGCCTTCCACCAGTTGCCACAGGAATTGATGATGTCTACCAACTCCTCGTCCGTGTACTTCCTATTGTCGCTGAGGTCGATGTCAAAGCGGGACTTAACGACGGCGGTGGTTTTGATCGGGTTGAACATTTTGTTTTCCTTTTTTGGGGCGCTTTGGCCCGTACGTTTGGTCCCTTTTGGACACAACTCAATATAAGCAATATCAACAGATGCGTCAATAGAAAAGATCAAGTAATTGACGGCTAAGCCTTAGCGTTTAAGTTGGTGTATGACTATACCCAAGGGGCTAAGCCCAAAGCAGAGCGCATTCGCGGGATTCGTGGCGTCTGGCCTGACCCAAACGGAAGCGTACCGAAAGGCGTACGATACGAAGGGCAAGGACTCGACCGTTCACGTTCTCGCGTCTCGCCTAATGAAGAAGGACCATGTGCGCCAAGCTGTCGAAGATCTCAAGGCCGACAAGAAGCAAGCAAAGCGCACCCACGAAAAGCTCAACGCCAAGTGGGTTCTTGAGCGCCTCAAGTCTGAAGCCATGGACGACAGCAACCCACCATCCACACGGGTACGGGCACTTGAGCTACTAGGAAAGAGTGAGGGCGTCTTCGAAGAATCTTCTACTGTGGTAGTAGAACACAGGAACCCAGAGGACATTCAGAAGGAGCTACAGGACAAGCTGTCAGGGTTTTTCTCAGAGGCGTGATATAGGCTTAGAAAGAGTAGCCCAGAGGCCCACCC